GTTTGTATTTACAGTTGTTCCTGGAAAAGCCTTTACCCATTTACTACTTTCAGCAAATGTTAAATTCAACTTAACTTCATGGTACTGCAGCGCAATGAGGGGAAGTGCAAGACCAGGATGTCTGCAAAACCAGAATTGAAGAGGGTAGTATGCTTCACTTGGTGCGTTTGCTGTACTTAAACCGAGTGCCTGAATATTAACACCTGCTGCTTGAACTTGATTAATATTCTGTGTTCCAATATGTGTATATGCCATTGTATCGTACATTATAGCAAAATCAGATCTTGGTTTTTGATTTTCTTGTGCGTTGGATAGAGGTAAATCTGGTGTAGTAGTTGGTGGTCTTGTTATCATGCGACTACCATTACTTGCTCCGTTGTTATTTGTGAAAAGAATATTTTGTAAGTCAGGTTCGGCAAGTTCTGTAGTGTATACGTAATTGATACAAGGTTCTTCTCCTTGTGTAGTCATATAGTACATGTTTCCATATTGATAACTGTTTTGGTAATCAATACTTGGAGTATACTGTGGGTATAGTCCCGATATTGCTCTTGCACTTCCATAAGGATTATTTTCATTGAGATCTCTCCAAATCGATAACCATTTTCCATAATGAGTGTCAATTATTTGACCACCTATTTCAATTTCAATTTTGTCAAGTAGTGCATGACCAAGATCAGAACAAATATAAAGTACATTTGTAGGACTTCCGCCACCCGATGGTATCAGTTCGCTTGGATTATAATGTATCCATAGTCTTCTTAATAGATCACCTATTTTTGGTATAACTACCGAAACCTTGGAACCTGGTCTAACCGTCCCTGCGATTGGTATTTGTATACTTTCCATAGCAGTATTTGTATGTCTTTTATATACTGATTTCCAGTATGTCATCTGGGGTTTTCCTGTTAGATATATATCTTGTGCACCAGTTGCAACCAATTGTACAATTGCCGATGAACTCATTCTATGCGAGTACTATTAATTAATACTAATATTATTAATTCTTTAATATTATTAATATTAATTAATTATTTAATTTCTTTAATTCCTTTAATTAATATTCCAGTACAAATTATTCCAATACCAATTATTTCAGTACCAATAATACCCGAAGGGTCCCAGAATAATTATTCCAATACCAATTACTAGTACTTGGAAAATAATACTAATATGCGTATGCTATATTTCCCATACCTGACATTATTCGAAGAATATTGTAATTAACGGCATATATATTTAGAGAATTGATCTGTTCTCCATTGGCGGAATCGAAGTTGGAAAAAACCAACTCGGGTTTAGAAATTCTTGAAAAGTTACAAGTACCACTGGGTTGATATTCACCTGGTTTAAGAGCAAATGAATACACTCCTATATTATCTGTTCCGATCTGTCCAGGTAAAGAATTACACGACCCAGAACCCTTGTGGTAGTCCCAAATTTGATTGCGCGTGAAGTACTTTATATTTCTATTACTGAATCTATTACCCTGATTGAATTTTAATTGTAATTGTACGTTACTTGTCTCTGCCACAGTATTTAAAATCCTATTTGGAGTTCCTACACCTTGACTGTACGTACCGAATGATACAGGTGTTCCACAAATAACAAGTTCTTTCACACAATTACTAAAATTTATATTAATTTGCAATGTTCCACCTGACAAATTGTTTTCAAAACTATTGTTGAAGGTATCAAACTGTAATTGATCGATGAGGTATTCATGGGCATTCTGAGAAAATTGACGACGTTCCGTTGTATCAAGGTAAACATACTCAGCATACACCTTAATACTTGTTAAATTAATATCCGAAAATTGTGCTGCATGTAATTCTTGCCAAGTTGCCAATTGTAAATTTAACTTGACCTCATGGTACTGAAGTGCTATAAGTGGAAGTGCCAGACCTGGATTACGACAGAACCAGAACTTTAAGGGTATATATGCTTCTGATGGTGCTCCATCAGTAGTATTAGCAATATTTCCTTCAACCATCGGAAGACCATTTGGAACGGGAGTGGGTACAGTTGGAAAATGGTCAAGAGTTACAAATGGTAGTAAGTAGTGATACAATCTTGTTACTGGATCGTAGTATGCTGTTCCTATTATATAGAATGCTATAAAAATATAATCCACTCCACCAACAGTTATTAGTAAAATAACCGCCTGTATAGGTAGAGGACCTACAATTGCTAAATTAGAATATAAATCAATAGGACTAGAACCGCAGACACAGAATATTCCACTTGTTGGCATTAAGTTTATGGGAAAATATATAGTTGATAAATTAAACAAATCTAATGGATAATCGGTACCTGTTGGAACTACTAAATCGGTATTTGTAAGTGTTACCGGCGTTGCGGGTGGATTAAGTACTACACAATAATAGATAACTAGGTATCCTTCTGCAACAAAGTATTTTTGTTTACCTTTGGGACTTCCATATACTATGTTGTAATAATCACCAGTTGTATTGGAATATATAGTAAGTGTTCCCTTACAATTGTTAAACCAATTATTAGTTGGATTGTCAATTCTAATGTTAAAGAGACTATCATCATCTGGTATTATATTTGTTATCGCAGGTGGAGAATAATCTTGTGCATTTACTGCCCCTGTATAAATTTCAAAAACATTACAAATATTATAATTTGTAGTATCTACTGGTATTGCTGTACCAGGATATACACTCGGTCCGTACGGAAAACAACCACCAAATATAGTTACAGGTGCTGAATAAATTAGAGCGGAAACTTGTAGAAAAAAATTGTTTGTTGCTGTGGCAGAGGGTATTTGGTTTTGGTAAAATAGATAAATTACCTGCAACGGATTGTCAAAAGTTACTAATTGATTAACGTTAAGGGCAACTAAATTTGTTACACCACTGGTTGGAATTGAAGAGGGTGCAACAATAGGATATGCCAACATACCTCTAAATTTTGTTGCATCGGGATTTGAATATAAAGATGAACTTGTAAACTGTCTATCTACGTATGTATTTAGTTGATTATGGTTAAAACTCATTCGTGCATACTGGTTACAAACAGTAGGTTCTGCTCCTACTGGGTGATCGAATACAAAATAATTATCTACACATTGTATAGGTGCGATGTATGATTGTATATTTAAATTTGACCATATTGTTAACCATACTCCGTAGTGACGATCAATTAAATTACCACCAATTTCAAATTCCAATTGTTTGAATATGGTGTTTCCTAAATTTGATGGAACACCACCGGCATTGTAAAATACATATTGTCCACGATATATTTCTGAAGGACTATATTGCAATGTTAGACCTTTAAGAAGATCTCCGTTACGTGCAATAACTACACTTACATAATTACCTGCAATTAAACTACCTATTATGTCTTGTTGTATTGATTCTGTTGCAAAATTTGTATATCGTTTATAAATTGTTTTCCAATATGTTATCTGTGGATCACCTGTTAAATATATATTCTGAGATCCATATGCAACCAATTGAATAATTGCTCCTCCCATTTATTCGTGAAATTATTATTCTTAATATTATTACTTAATATTATTTTAATTAATTAATTAATGGGTTAAAATGGTTAATAAGAATATTAAGAAAATGCAACACCACCCATACCTCCCGTTATTCTGAGTATGTTGTAACTAAGTGCATATATTTCCAATGGATTTAGTTGTTCATTGATACTTAAGTCAAAATTTTCAAAAATTAATCTAACATCGGTAAGCACAGTAAAATTAACTGCTCCCGATGGTTGATACTCTTCTGGTCTAAGTGAAAATGGTATAACTGCTATATTTCCCCAATTACCCGACCCTATTCCTGTATGAGATTCCCAAACCGTTTTGCGTGTGAAATACTTCAAATTTCTCGATGTAAACTGATCCTTACCATTTATTACCAATTTTACTCTTACCTTAGTTTTTGATATATTGTCATTTAATTCACCATTGTAATCACCAAATGAATACATATATTTGTTATTACTTACTACAATTGGTCTTGGAGATCCATAACCCTTAGTTGCATATATATACGGTTTGTTAAAGTATTCCAAGTTTGATACTACTACGTCTGGATCTCCGGTGATTGCTTGTACAGTTGCTGTGTTAGAGTATACGTATCCATAATTAGTTAGTGTTGTTATATAATTTACTGGACTCAACGTCGTTGATATATTTTCTGCAGAGTAATTCCTTAATACATATGGATTATTTGGTTGACCAGCAATTATAAGTTCCTTTACTGGATTTATAAATTTTAGTTGAATGTTGTTTTGGTTCTGTGAAGTTTTTCTTTGCAATTGTTCAATGAGATATTCATGGGGATTTTCTACAAATTGACGACGTTCGACTGTGTCCAGATATATGTAGTCTCCGTAGAATTTTACAGATCGTGACATCTTGAACACATCATTGTAGTTATTTTGTTGTACCTGTACTGTAGCAAAATTAGTAAAGGTTGAAAAAGTAATATTTAAATTTACATCGTGGTACTGTAGAGCGACAAGTGGAAGTGCAAGACCTGCATTTTTACAAAACCAAAACGGAAGCGGTACATAACACTCTGTATTTGCTTTGTTGAACGATGCATAGGTAGTACCTACTGAAAGTGCAAGTCCAGAATTAGTGTATGCCATACGGTTATATCCACTTGTGCATTGTGTAAGATCTCTAGAACCATCCGGCAATGTACCACCAGTTCCACCGTATGGATTATCTTGTGAGAGATCTCTCCAAATGGATAACCACGTACTATAAATACGATCTATAATTTGACCACCGATTTCAAATTCCAATTGTTTAAATATGCAATGACAGAAATCATTTGCTATAGTTGTTAAATCCACGTTCGCGTCGGGATCTGGATAGATAAGATAGGGATCTACTTGTATCCATATTCTCTTAAGCAAATCGGCGTTACGTGTTATTGGTACCACTATTCTAGTATCTAAATTAGGTGGATCGTTTGGCGTAAGAAGTATCGATTCAATTGCAAAATTAGTATGTCTGCGATAAACAGATTTCCAAAATGTGATCTGCGGTTGACCGGTAAGGTATATATCCTGTGCACCGTAGGCAACCAATTGTATAAGTCCTCCCCCCATTTTTAATTAATTAATTACTAT